AGATCCGAAATAAGATTGGATCCTACGGCAACCCCCAGACCACTACGGGAGGAGAATCTCTTCCCTTCTATGCGTCCTATCGCGTTGAGCTTATTGGTAACCCCCAACAGAAGAGCCGACGTCTGGTTCTAGAGGGGACAGGGGAGGTTTATGGGCATAAGACTACCTTCCGCGTAGTTAAGAACCGTCGTGCAGTCCCTTACCGAGAGGCAGAGGTAGATCTCATCTACGGGCTTGGGTATGACACGGACGGTGAAATTCTAGATCTAGCAGTTGACGTCGGTCTCATAGAGAAAGGCGGAGCTTGGTTGACCTTTGGAGAGTATAAGTGGCAAGGACGCGAAAAAGCTAAGCTTGCTCTCCAGAAGGATCCCGAACTTCAGGCCGGGTTATCCAAGCAGGTCAGAGCTATTATTGCAGGAGAAGTTTTTGAGGCCCCTGCCGAGCCAGAAATTGAAGAGGTTGTATCAGATGATAAGCCAGTTAGCAAAAAGTGTGCGCGAAAGTCTGAGTCAAGCACTGCCTAATACGTTGATTAAGGACGAAGAGTACGTTAGTTATAAGGGAAATAGATTGTTCTTTGACTTCTATCTTCCCCCTCTTAACGTGTATGTTGAGGTCCAAGGCATACAACACTCTAAATTCAACAAGCACTTTCACAATTCTGCAGCAGCTTTTAGAGCGCAGAGGAAGAGAGACCAGCTGAAGCAGGAGTGGTGCGACCTACATGACTGCACGCTGGTCACGATCAACTATGATGAAATTCCCATAGAAGTAGGGGAGCTTTTGAATAAGATAGCGGAAGCACAAAATGGATGAGAGAATACGTAAAAAATTGAGCGAGGTATCTAACTCTCTTTCAATACATAAAGCCAGGTCTCCTTCTCAAATAGAAAATGCTTTCAATTTCAACGTTTCTCATTTAGAAGCAACTGCATCTGAACAAATTTCTAAATATACTATTATGCTTGCCCAATATCTGATTACCTTACAGGCGAGATTTAACACTGCAAGAGTAATCGCCAGCCAACAAAGGAAAGTTTTAGATAGAAGAGTTAAATCTTTACTTCAAATTGGAGAAGTGAAGGGAAGTACTTTAAAAGAACGGGAAGCAAATGCTATTGCTTCTAGTGAGGAATTGCAAACATTGGAATTAGAGTATGATGAAGCTGCCGCAGAGAGAGATCTTTTGGATGGGATAGATAAACCTATAACAGAACTTATTAATGCATTTAAATCGGAACTGCGACGCCGCGCTGACGAGCGTCATTACATCAATAAGGAAAGATCTTAATGGAAATAGAGCAAGTTAAATCTAAATTTGCCCACGCTGGGAATGAGGCGGCGGCTCTTGCTTGTATTTTTAAAGATGCTACTAATTATTTCGAAGTAGAGGCTAAATTATCTGAGCAGGATTTTCTTACTCCGCATCATAGGGCTTTATGGACTATTATTAAAACCCTTATGAGAGCAGACGTAATGATTTTAGATCTGGCATCTATAATGAATCAAGCCAGCGTTCTCAAAATTGAAGAAAACATTGGGGGTTACGACTACGTTAGTTCTTTATTTGAAAAAAGTGTAGATCCGGCTAATATTCATTTTTACATCGAAAGAGTTGCTGATGCCAGTACGAAATATCAGGTCATACAAGCAGCGGATGAGATTTCAGATCTAACAGAGCGCAATAAAACTCTAACGGGAGAAACCCTTACCGCTGCGGATGTAGTAGATTTTAGTCAGAACAAATTCTTACAAATTGCCATTAACTCGGAGCGAGGTACTGAGGCTGAGAATTTAAGTGACGGGATAGAGGAGATGTTAGCGGAAGTGATCGCTAACCCCACCAATATAAGAGGGCTTAGTACGGGTTTTGAAAGATTAGATGAGGCAATTAACGGCTTAGAAGCAGGAACTCTTACGGTTGTAGGGGCTAGACCTAAAGTAGGGAAATCTACCTTTCTTTTGAATTCTGCAATTAATATTGCGTATAAAACCTCCACCCCGGTTTTGTACATTGATACAGAAATGAGTATTAGAGAACAAAGAATGAGGTTAATTTCTATACTATCAGGCGTCGATGAAAAAAAGATTAAGAACGGGACCTTTTACGATGATGAAGCTGATAGGGAAGCGGTCGACGAGGCGAGAAGGGTAGCAGAAAGTGGGATGATTCTCCATAAATATTATCCAGATTTTACTGCAGAGGCAGTTTCTTCTATTACTAGGAAATATCACCACCAATACGGAGTTCGTTGTTTGTTGTTTGATTATATTAAACTCCCGGATGCTGATTTACAACACATTGGAAATGTTAAAGAACACCAAGCCTTGGGTTATTTATGCGTAGCTCTTAAAAATTTGGCAGGGCAATTAAATATTCCTGTCATGACGGCTGCCCAAATTGGCAGAATGGGTGCAAATAAGGGGCACATCACAGCCTCTGAATTTGCTGATTCTGATAGAATGTTGAGGTATGCTAATACTCTTTTGGGGCTATCTCAAAAAACTAAGAAAGAAACAGAAACGTTGGCGGAGGAATTTGGCAACGAGGCAGTGTTGGGGATGGGTAGCCACCGACTTCAAATTTTGGATACTAGGGCCGGAGGTACGAATTTTACAGGGATAGATATTAATTTCCGCAAAAAAGTTTTAACTATGAGAGAAGCTGAAGTTCAAATCACAGAACTTAAGCCGGCCACGTTGGAGGAGGAGTAATGGACTTACAGCAAATACTTGATATTATTAAGTTAATAGCCACTGTAGCTGGAGTAGGTACCTTTCTCTATTTTTATTTTACTAATTCTAAAGTTAAAGAGGTGTCCAACAGTGTTCTAAAATTCCTCCCTGGGTTGTTGAGGATTTTAATTAGTAGATTAAAAGACGATCCAAACAAGTTCGATGTACGTGACATGGCGGTAATAGTTTCTAACATAGTAACTAAAATACAAGAGACTGTTTCCGATCCAACGAATGTGGAATTTGATGATGTACAGGATGAGATAGTAGAATTATTACAAGAAGAGCTGCAACGATTGCGGGATGCTGGAACCCCAGGAGTCCCTGATATTAATGAATCAAGCATACCCCTTATTGTTAATGTAATTTTTACTCAGATTAAGGTTGCGGCGGATGAAGATTAATCAAGAAACAGTTATTAATATAAAAAATCTAGTTGACCCGGAATCTGTTTTGGGATATTTAGGGTTCAATATTGTTAAAAGGGGCCCAAAAGAATTGAGAGGCCCTTGTAAAGTTCACGGTGGTGATAATTTTACAGCTTTTCGTTTTAATTTAGAAAATAGAACGTGGTGTTGTTATACCCGACATTGTGAGGGGGATAAGGATCGAGATTTAATAGGGTTGGTGCGGAAGGCTACTGGTAAGAATTTTATAGAAAGCGTTCAACTACTGGCGGATATGGCGGGAGTAGATTTAAACAATCAGGAGCAACTTTCGACTGAGTTTTTTAAATTAAAACAAAAACAGGAAATGCGGAAAGAGATGTTAAGAAATAAGCGTTCTCCTGTTGCAAGAGTGGTATCTGAAGGAATCCTTTCGGAATTTGAAGGCAAGCGATCTGGTTATTTTGATGATCGGGGGTTTCCGAAAGAGATCTTAGATTTTTATGAGGTAGGAGGTACTGCAGATTCTAGAGGAATTCACAGAGATACTATTCCTATACGTAATGAGGACGGTGAGTTGCTGACCGTTAGTATGCGACGAACTGATTCGGACGAAGATCCAAAATATATACTTTTTGAAGATGTGCCTAAAGGAGACACTCTTTATAATATACACATTGCCAAGCATTATGTTGGTGAAAATAGGACTTTGATTATTGTAGAAGGTTTTGTAGATGTTTGGGCTTTATGTGCGTTAGGAGTGTACAATGTCGTTGCTATAATGGGCACTGATGTTGTTCCTAAACAAGCTAGTTTGGTTTGGAAATATGCAGAGAACGCAACAATAATGTTGGATCCCGATAAGGCCGGAAGAGAAGGTACTCCTAGAGTAATAAAAGCATTAGAAAAAGGCTTAAATCTTCAGGCAGTATTTCTACCAGATGGGAAGGATCCAAAATATTTTAATAAAGAGGATTTAGAAATCTATTTCGGAGGAATTTAAAATGGAAGAAGGTATCAATAATATAGTACTGCAGGGTGAGATTTGTTGGCCGGAACTTAAGTATACTAAAAGTGAGAAAGCTCTTTATAAGGCTAAATTAAGGATTCCGGTTGAAGATCAACGGTCAGGAGATTCTAACAGTGCTTATATGCGAATCGTTGCTTGGGAAGAATTCGCAGAATACTTTAATACTCTGCCTCCCAAGTCCAGGGTTAGAATATCGGGCCGCATTCAAGAAAGATCTTATGTTACTAAGGATGGCCAGAAGCGGGCTACGACAGAAATTATAGTTGAGGGAGTCGGCGAGCCAGAAAGTGAAGCTGGTGAGAATTCTTTTTATCTGAAGGGTAATATTATTTGGCCAGAATTTAAGAAAGTTGGACCTAACGAGAGTAGCTTATTTAAATCTAAATTAGTTATTCCCTATACTCGAGAGGATGAGCCAGACAAACCTAGGAAATCTTATGTCAAGATTACTGCATGGAATGAGTTGGCAGATGATCTCGACGCGCTCGGAGACGGGGCGTTAATAGAAGTTTCTGGACATATGCAGGAAAGAAGTTGGAACGCTCCGGATGGAACAAAAAGAATGTTTACCGACGCCGTTGTAACCAACTTTATTCCAGCAGTCGCGGAGGTATAAAATGAATCAAGTAGTAGGGGTATGCCCCGGTTTAATCTTACTGCCCGCTCGAGAATATGTGTGGGAGTTGAGAAAAAAATTAGAGATTAAAATTCCTAATTCAGGATTAATAAGTGACCATCTAAAAACGGAGGAGCTGGCTGAAGGAATCAAGATAGCAGGGTCGGATGAATTCTTAGTATTTGAAGACAATTTACTTTCCCTGTGGGAGATCCCTCGCATTCTTTTCGCCCATAAACTTTATCCTCTGTTGGAGGTTAATCAGA